GTTCACTTTGAGAAGGTCGAAAGTTTTCAACATACCCCCCGGGGTAGCGAGTGCCTCCCGGGCAAGTTCGGAAAATGTTTTCAACGCCTCGACAGTCTCCTGATATTCCGCCTCATATAGGCGATGGACGGCTCTGTGGTGAGCCTCGGTAAGATATATCAGATTACTTTGCTGTAATCGCAGTCGGTAGTCGTTTATCAGCGGTACGATGTGATGTACCGTAAATCCATATTCGATTTTTTTCTCACAGAAAAGACTTATCAAATCCAGCCCGAAACAAGAAGAAATGCACTTGTTTCTTGCTTTTTCCCAGTCAGCTGTGAGGTAGAATTTTTTAATCTCGGCATTATACGCTCCGAGAGGATTGACTCTGTCTCGCTTGTAGCAGTCGCAAGTCTCTCCGACTTGGAGCTTTCTGCCACAGCGTGAGCATAGCTTTGATAACATAACTTTGTGTGCATATCAGCCCGAGCTGCAACTCGGGCTCTCTGTCTTTGAAAAAAATCTTTGAAAAGGTGGGATTTGTAAAGTGCAGTTGACTGCATCGGTGCGAGCTGAGAGTGCTGACCTCTCCATGCAGGTGTCCACCCTGCACTGGTACCGCCTACTCGCACATGACCGCCGAAGCGGTCACATAAAATCTTAGGAGGCTTACGCCGTAACTGTCTTGATGCTACGGAGAGCAAATTGGTTGCAGATGCCGGACTCGAACCGACGACCTCGAGGTTATGAGCCTCGCGAGCTAACCGCTGCTCTAATCTGCCATTCGCGGACGCTGTTGCATCCGCAGGGAACCGAAAAGAGATGTGTGGAAACGGCGGAAGCCAGCACAGCAGCCCCGAGAAACAAGACAGACAAAGTCAAGACCGCTGTGCGAAAGCCTACCCTGTTATATCCGCCTGCTTTCCTTAGTTTTACTGTACCGTATTTCGCGTTTGTTTTCAAGGGTGATAAACGGTTTAAAAGGGGCACTATAAAAAATATTTTGGGAAAGTGCCTGCAAAAAGCTTTAACGCCTTCTCGTGCAGGCGTGTCCTTACCCATTTAGCATCTTTTACTCCGATAGCTTCTGCGACCATTTCCCACGTCTTGCCGCGAACGTAGTACTCTGTGAGGAGACAGCTAAGACGATTGTCGCCTATCTGCTGTATCTCGTCTCTGATCCTGAGCCTCAGTTCTTTGTATCTGGCAAGGTCTGCGCTTATCCTTGCGCTGAGCTCTTCGGCGTACTCTGTATCTTCCTCGGCTTCTGTGTCGTGGAGCTCTCCTTCCAGGGATTTGATGCGCAGGCCGATGTCCTTAATCTGCATGAGATACTCTTCTGGCGTTATCATAGCTCGCTACCTCCATAGACCTCACGTTTTGTAAGCTCATACACTCGATAAAGCGTTTCGCAGAATACTTTATCGTCTATCATTATCGGCATTACTAATCCTGCGAGACACATTCCTTCTTGCACGCCGATGATCGGGTTGAGCGATGCAGGATCATTTCTTAGCCAGTATGTCAGTAACATATCGTCATCGAACGGCTTGAGGTACTTCGACTGGATATAGTATATCTTTCCCTCTCCGACAAGTGGAATAAGCTCTCTCCCCTTCCAGTACAGCGTGATATCTAACCTGTCAAGCTGCTTCATGTCTTCGATCACATCTTCTTCGTTCAGCTTCATAATTGGGAATTCTTCAAAGTCAAACTTATCCCACGCATCATCGTCGATATCGAGTATTGTCTGCATAGCTCTCTCATTGAGCCCGGGTAGATTGTAGATCGGGTAGAGTGCCACACCGTCACCTATCCACTGAGCTGACTCTCCGTGCCATATCTGTATTGTCTTTATCTGCCGAAGTAGCGTTTGTATTTTCTTAAACTTCATTTCTTGTATTCCTCACTCCGCTTTTTTATTGCTTTTGCTATTGATTGTGTCTGAGCAAATGAGTATTCCGACATTCCGACCATAGCAATCACACCTCTCACAATGCCTTCTATGCTTGCTCTTTTCATAAGCGCGTATTCATACTTCTCTTCAGGACATTCTTCTATCAGGTCGTTATAGATAGTTCTCTCTATGTTCATTGCTTCACACGCTGTAGATACGACCTGTTTTTTATATTGCTCAAATTTCATTTTTTACTCCTTTCGGCAGCGTATTCGGGAGACTCAGATACTCCTCAATTAGTTTCTGCGCTTCTTCAAAACTGTAAGCAACCGCAGTAAAGTGTCCTGCTCCGCGGAGGTCACGCAGCCACTCCTTTTGATTTTCGGTCGGCTTGTTTGGCTTGACCTTCATTTCGATGTATAGTCCTATGTATCCACCGTGAGCTGTCGGGAGACACACATCTGGTACACCAGACTTTAGCCCCAATTGTTTTAGACGTGCTCCTGTTGCTTTACTTCTTTTTCCCTCGTTTGGGACATGATAAAGCAATTTTAGTTCCGGGTATTGATATTGCGCGAAGTCCGCCCAGCGGAAGAGTATGATCTGCTCGTTTTCTTCTTTCTGTTGCACCATGCAGCTCCTTCCTTGTAGTAGCGGGCGTAGATGTATACGCCGCCGTTGGTATCGTTGTATACCACCTGAGCCTGAGAGAGATGATAGCCCTCGTAGAGCTTCTCAAACTCGGCACGGTTCTCGGTGTCCTTGGCGAGCTCTACGATCTTGCGCTTGCTGAAACGATTATCCCTCTGCTTCGGTGGAGGATCTATCAGGTTCCGAGACCTGGTATACTTTTTCTTGCCTGCGAACTCGCGAGCCTGCTTGAGCATATAGCGAGTGAGGGAAGCGATGCCGTTCTCGTCGAAGATCAGGATATCAGTTCCGACAATGCCGAGCCCCCAGAGCTGAACAAGATCAAAGACTGAGATATCACCGCTCATTATTAGGTGATGATGATATCTGCCTGATCGGGAACCCTTCTCGGTGACTGCTATGTACTTCAGCTCAGAGAGTCCGTTCCGCTCTCTGTATCTCTTCACCCTGCGCAGAAAGTTCCTCAGTTCACGAGCTGCCTCTTCATCAGTCTGAGGGAGATGCTCTTTCGAGTAAGTCAATTCAATTTTCAGATCGTGATCTGTGAAGTTGGCGTTCGCTATCCTGATCAGCTTACTCTCTGCATAGATATCATTGAGCTTCTGCTGAGTCTCCGAGGTAGGCTTCGCCTTCCTCCTCCTGCAAGGTGCCTTTGTATACACGGGGTATATATTTACCTCCATGTAGTCACCACATTCATATCGGGTTTCACGATACCAACTTCTCATTTTCCTCCGCTCCTCTCGGTGGTCGTAAATATAAGATAGATTACAAGGTTTATATGCGCCAGCTTCGGCGCACTTTTTTTATACTATTATAATAGTAGTGTGCGGCTGTTCACTCTACGGCCGCTCCCTTCATATTCTCCATTGTTGTATTCCAGTAGCCCTTGGCAAACGCTTCATCAAATGTCGGACATTTTAATTCAAATCCACACTTTTCACATACAACTGTCACTTTCAAGTCACTGCTTCTTTTGCAGTGCTGCTTTTTACCGCCGCAGTAAAAACACTTTTTCATTTTATCACCTCATTCTCGAAAAAACTCATCAAGATCATCTTGTGTCTTGACTTCTTTTCTGAGCTTCTGAATTTCCTGCTCCGCCTGTGCTCTGCCTATCGGTATACCTAAGATATAGCCGACGAGAGCACTCAGGCTGCATAATATCACAACTGTCATTGCATTATCCTCACTATTTTCTCGATATTTTTAAGCGGTTTGATACTCATTGTGCAGTATCCTTCCTTATTATAGTTTCGATCCCTAAGTATATATGTGATTACAACACGCAACTCACGGCCTGTGTAGCTATGTCCGTTCGTTTCTCTAAGTATCAGGATATCTCCAACCTGATACGGTCTGTCGTTTTTACGAATTTCAAAGTTCTTGACGCCATCAAAGATGGGCTGGAAGAACTCAGGAAGGATTTTAAGCTCGTGTGTCATCAGTATTCACCTCGCAGAATCATATTTGCGGCTAAAGAGTGCATATCGACAGAAATAATATGATTGCAATAGCCGTCACAAATCAGAGTGTCAGAGCAAAACCAGCAAGGACAGACAGAAAAATTAAAAAAATCAACTGCTGTTTTCATTCTGTATCACCGTCCATTCTTGCACCGCATCCGAAGCAGTACTTGAAGTCTTTCTTGTTCCACGATTTGCTACCTCTTTCCTGTCCGCAGTTCTCACAATATGCGTTGTACGTTCCGTCACCTGTCGGAATCCATCTTGAATGAATCACAGGCTGTACGTCTGTGGCTGGCATATTAGCCACGACATCACTCCAATCTAATTTCTGGCCGCAGTTGCGGCAATAGTTATCATGTGTATCATAGTCTACTTCGTAGACGTGGTTGCATACAGGGCAGTATGCTGTATCATAGTCTATCTCGCCTTTATCATCGTAGCCGTCGCCTTCTATGATAACTTTGAACGGAGTATCACGGGTGGTTGCAGGCTCGATGCTCTCGTGCGGTTTCTGCCGCCCAATAAGTTTGTTCACGTCCTCCTCGAACAAGTCCCAACCGGGAGTGGCACTGTAATAGTTCCTGATCTGAGTAAGGAGGGCTTTCATACTGTAATTTTCCGCCTCTACGCCTGCCACATAGAGCATATCGGTATCAACTCCACTCATATATCAACACCTCTCAATCTATTACATCGTCCGTAACAGGTATCCACATATTAGGATTGAAGTTGATGATATAGTGATAAGGGTCTGTTCCTGTGATCTCCAAATCCTCGACTATGTATGTTACGTTGTCGGATAAGCCAATTATTTGCTTGCTGTACTGCCCTTTTTGATGCTCGGTAATGATTTCAAGCTGATCGTCTCCTCTATCAGCTGTGATGCTTGAACGCCCTTCCATTTGGAATAGTGTATCGCCAGTTATACAGTCAATAACAGTTATCCTACGCAAGCAGTTGAAATTATCTGCTTCTTGTGCGAGGTTTTCCCTTACTCTTGAAGCTTCATCACACCCTGTTAATATCATTGTCATTGCTGCTAATGCAGCTATTATAGCTTTTTTCATTTATTTTTCCTCCTCGTTTTCGTAGCAGCCGCAGGCATCGTTTTCCTCCACGCCGTAATCGTCACCATCAGTAACTTCAATGTGTGGCTGTATCTCTATAGCCATGATAGATTCCTTGCAGGCGTTTACGATTTCAAGTACCTTTTTGAAGTACATCTCACGCTCTTCCTGATTCTCGGTATTTTTGACAAATTCAACTATGCCAAGCATATCACGATAGACTGTGCTGAGCATCACCTTGAAATTGCTCTTATCCGCATTTTCAGGCGGCTTTTCGGCTGCTTTCTGAAGCTCTGTGACCTTGGCTTCAAGAGCTGCCTTTTCCTGCTCCGCTTTTCTGATTCTTTCATCTGCAACCTTCTGGAATTTTTCGATTTCTGCCTTTGCCGCTTTTTCTGCTTCACGTTCTGCATTATCCTTGACTTTCTTAGCTTCGATCCGAGCACTTTCAGCTGATTTTTTATACAATTCCGCTTCTGCTGCCGTTGCCGAGAGTTCTTTTTTCGCTTCTTTAAGTGCAGCTTCCGCCTCGGCAAGCTGCTTGACTGTTTTAGGGTCGGGAACTTCTTTGATGACTTCTTTTTCAGCAACTTCAACATCTTTCGGAGCGCTTTCAAGTTCTTCCACTCTTGCTTCAAGTTTTGTTTTTTCGTCCTGGAAAAGTGACAACTGCTCGCCCTGCTGTTTTTTCTCAGCAAGGAGCTGCTCAAGCTCCCTTGTGGTGATCTTGGCGACGTCCTCGGACTCCATGACCTCAGCACGGTCCTCTGGGTTGGCTGTCGCAAGCATCGCAAGTCTGGTAATGCCAAGCTGTGCATTTGCCTGCATGAACTCTTCGCCAAGCTTCTCAAATGTCGATATGTACGTCTGAGCCTGCCGCTTTTCGAGATTAAATTCCTGCTTTGCATAGTTTTCAAAGCTTTCATATCCGAGCTCCTTATATAGCTCTTCTATTTTTACCGTTCTCAGATCCTTACCAATCTCAACAATTGCATTTGCTGCTATAGCTCCGTTTGCCTTGATGCGCTGCGTGATCTGTATAGCTCTTTCCTGTGCAGGCAGATGCCGTTCTGCTTCTGCTGCTGTGATAATCTGTTCCATGGTTTCCTCCTTATCTTATCAGGCAGCGACTTTTGTTTTCTGCTGCTGTTTCTTTTTCCTCTTGGCTTTTTCTTTCGCTTTCTTGCGGTCAATGGCTACTTTCTTCAGATACTCACTGTATCTGTGCTCGAATTCCACAACCTCGAACGGCTTTTCCACATTGCGGTTATTCTGATAGCCATAGCACTGCACAATATTCAAATTGTTGCTTACCTCCATTGTGTAGTATGATGTCTCAGGGTGTCCCATAATTCGCAAAAACATGATAGTTGTTGCTCCGTCGGCGTGCCTGTCTGCGTAGCCGCCAACGCAGTGATCGAGCTTCGCACCTTCTTCGATGATCTCAGCACAAGTGCGCGGTAGCCGCAGGAACAGACCAAGCTCCATATCTGTAACTTCGAGATCACGGCGCTTGGCGTCTGCCTTTCCGAGCTTCTTAGTCGCTGCGGCTGTATCAAGTTCTCTGCACAGGTGCATCGTTCTCTCATGTGCCGCAAACATATCCTTCGGCATTGTGATGGCTGTGCGCGTAAGATCATACCCGAGCTTTGAACACTCTCTCAGATAGTCGGCGTACTGATGCATAAAAAAGTATGTTCCCTGCGAGTTCTGCCTTCTCAGTGCGTAGTCCATGATCTGCTTACGGGTGAGCCCTGTGAGCTCCTCGGCAGTCTTGATATATGTACGGCTGCCTTTGAAATCCTTGAAATACTTGATTGTCTCCGCTGAGGAGCGACCGTGCCAGAAGTCACGCCGCCACTGTATGTAAGAACTGTAGTTTCTGCCACTCTCCTCCTTGAGGTATTCGAGTTCCGTCTTGTCAACTCTGAGCATCTTCTTGAGGTCGTTGCTTCGCCAGTTGATGCGATAGCCGGTACCGTGACTTCCGTAGCCATAGGCTGCGACCTGTCCGACGTAGTCTCTGGCGATAAGCCAAAGACCACCGTGCATGAGGTATTCAAGTTGCGGATGCTCCGCATACCTGCATAGCCACTGTATGTATGGCGAGGGCAGATCCTGAAAGTCCATACCCTTGAACAGGTACCGCAGGAAGCTGCGCTCGATGCAGTCGTGATTGATAAGTGTATAGCTGTAGTCTCCGTAGCTATAGCCTGATTTATTGAAATTCGGCTCGGTTGCTCTTGTTTTTTTCTCGGTCCACAGGTATTTTCCGAGCTCGGTGTCCCAGTAGCACCTATACTGCACCGCACTGCCGGGGCTGAGCTCGTACATTGATATCGTGTACCATGAGAGCTTCGGGTCAAACTCATAAGGATCAGCCGAGAAAGTCTGCTCTGCCTTGATGCACTGTATTCGCATGACGTCGCCTGCGCCTGAGAACACGGCGAAGTTTTTTCTGACATAGTAGTACTGTCTGCCCCGTGACATCTGCATATACTCGACCTGCGCTCCACAGTTGGCACAGTAGCCAAGCTCCTTGTGCTTGTAGTGCTTCGGTTTGTTGAGGGTATCCTCGTAGCGCTGCTGACAGGCTGTGCAGTAGCAGTCTGTCACCTTGCTGTCGCGCTCGTCGTCAAAAAACTCGCCGCATGAGCCGACCGTAGGACTGCGGAAGCCGCGGCGGTAGAATACGAACTTCGGGAAGTAGCTCTCGATCTCGTCTTGGTACTCCTCGACGTTTACAAAATATTCGTCCATGCTCTCGCCTCCTCAGAAGTCAAGGAGATCGTCGAGAGATATACTCAATGACTTGCTCTCTGATTTATTCTGCGTCATGGTGATAGGTGGCTTGTCCGCACCGTTATCGCCGCAGAGATCAATTGTCATATGAAAACTCACTGTCGCGGTCGAGAAGTAGAACTTCACGGCTCTATTATATGTCTCGAAGTCGGACAGCCCAGGCTTAGACGGTCCGACATCTTTCACGATCTCACTAAGGCATTCCGCGAAGCTCTTTCCGCTCTGCTCAATAGCCTGATAAAACTCAGGTTCTTCGTTGCAAAAATGCTGAAGGGCGTTTGCTACGCCTTCGGCTACAATTTTTTGTGCTCGTCCTTTGATATTTTTTATATCAAAGTATTCTGATAAATCTCTTTTCGGCATAATAATTCTCCTTTTCGTGCAGTCAACTGCACAAGTGCTTTTTTCGGTTCGCTTCCAACTCTGACAGCTGATGATGCAGTATCACCAACTGTGCGATAGCCATACCCTTATCAACAGCCTCGGAAATGCTGTCACAGCTCTTGGCTATGCTTGTCCACACCTTGATATTGTACTCGATATCCTTATGTGCTCTCTTATACTCGCACCACTCGCCGATATGTTCAGCGGCAAGCTCGGCAGGAAGTAAGAGCATTGCAGCAATTGCAAGTGCTATGGCTATGTAGGCTACAGTTGTGATGATATGCATTGGCTTGTCTCCTTTATCTTTCCTTGTTCTATGAGCTTAAATATCAAGCGCTCAAAGTCATGACGTTCAGCATCTGACATGACGATGATCTTATATTTTCTCTTGTAAAGCTCATACATAGGCTTTATAGTAGGGCTGTTGATGTTGATACGATAGTTGTACTTATTCGGCTTCGCGTAGATGCTGATGTTCTCAGCAGTACTCGCAAGCTTCAAAGCGTCGTCGTAAGGTATTTTCTTTCCCATATCATTGAGCTATGATACTCTTCATTTTTGCGATATCACTCAGCAGATTGTTAAATTCATCTTTATGCTTTTTCTCGCTTTCGGTGCTGAGGCTCAGGCCCTTGATCCCGAGCCATCGGTCAAAGTCATTCTCTTCGAGTTCATCACGCATTTTCTTATCAAATGGGTAAAGGGCGAGCGACTGAAAGTAGTTCCAACCCTCGATTGCGTTCTCAAAGTCTTTGACTTCATCTTTTTCCTTATTTGATACGATGACGCGAGCCGTGCCACGTATCGGATCACTCTCGTATCCTACATTCCCAATTCTGCATCTCATTTTCGGTATCCTCCTCTCTGTGCAGTTGACTGCACATGACGATTTTTTAACTTGTCCATAGCCCTTTCGGGCTTAGGAATTAGCTTCAAGTAGCGGAGCTGCTTCCTGCGGATTATTGCTGAGATATCCGCTGAGTGTTTTACCGATGTTTATGCACATCCTCTCGACACACTCAGCTCTTTTCTCGGCCGATAAGCTGTCAAAGCGCACCGGTGGTGCTCCGCCGATTATAATATAGCTGATACACTCTATTTTCTTTGCTGCCATATGTAGCATCTCCTTTCAGATTATTTTATGTAATTACATTTTGTCCAGTTGCCTCCTGCTCCGCATTATGTTATAATAGCAACGGAGGGAGGTGACAACGATGAAACTTAACTACGACTGTCTGAGAAAAATACTTTTAATTATCGAAAGCGAACTTAATTGGGATGATGAATTGAATTATAAATACACAAATCTATCAAGCTTGTGTGATAATTTAAAGGATTTTTCAAGAGCTGAAATAGCCTATGCTTCAAAAATGGCTATTGAAGCCGATTTAATAGAGGCTAATATCATTGATTGTGACTCTTGCATTCTGGATATACATTACTACGGATTGACATATGAAGGACATCAATTTCTCGATACCGTCCGTGAAAACAAGGTATGGAGAAAAACTAAAGATATCATAAGCTCAGCTGGTGGAGCTTCTCTGTCAATTATAAAGTCCATTGCTACAGAATATCTGACGAACTACATAAAGAGTCATTTGCCATAACAGGCGGTTTGCATAATTCCCTATACATGAGTTCTGCCGTTCCTTCGGTATAGCCGTTAATAAACTCCTTACACTTCGAGCACATCATGTCATAGACTTTCTTATGTACTCCGTCAGCATCTTCCCAGTGCTGTGGCTGATTGGCAAGCTCAGACGTTATCGACGCAAACATCTTTGTTATCAGCGGAGCTATCTCATTTAACAGTATTCTATTTGCCTCACTTGTGAGGCTTTTTCTCTTTTCTTCCATGGGTTACTCCTTTCTTGCCTCCTGCTCCGCATTATGATATAATAGTGGCGGAGGGAGGTGAAAACAATGAAATGGTCTGAAGCCAAACAATTTACATGGGGTGAATTATCAAACCTTACTTGGAGCGAGCTTAAACTTGAAGCTGACGAACTTATCCAGAAGCTACATGATGATAACAGGGTAATGCCAGTATCTGCTATCGAAAAGCTTAATGAGATATGTGCTCCACTTCCAGAAGACGCTCCAAAAGTAAAGGAAGGAATGACAAGAGCAGAAATATGTATGTTTCTCACTCTAATGATTACCTATATGACGAATTTGCCCGAAATATCTAAAAAATGGATTCCTATTATTCAGGCAATCATCGAATTTGTTGCTGATTTTTTAAAGCAATAATACAAAGTATAATTCCACATATTGTAAAATCCTGAAAAAGTTCATCGTCGTTAATTACTTTGAAAATTATTCCGATTATGAATGAGATATTAGCGGCTAAATTATACGCTTTTATTTTCCTCGCCCCGTTATCTTTATCGGGGCTTTTTCTCTTTTCTTCCATGGGTTACCTCACTTTCTTGTCGCATTTATGCGACATTACTCGCAAAAAAAATAGACGTTGCCTCCGAGCCACTAAGTCCAAGCACTGAAATAATAGCATCTGCTTCACTGATTTTAAAAGAATTATTATTCATCTTACGATAAAATGTACCTGGATTTATGCCTATTTCTTTTGATACAGTCTCAATATTTTTGCCCTTCTCGGTTATTTTACCTTTTAGTTTTTTTATATCAAGCATAATTTCACCTCTTTCATTCTGTCGCATTTATGCGACTTCATGTGATTATAATATCACATCAATTATGATTTGTCAATACCTTTTTCGCATTTTTTAAGAATTATTTTGAATTATTCAAATTTTATTATTGCATTATTGCGAAATTCGTGTTATAATACATGAAAGAAGGTGAGGTGATATTATGACCGTAGGTGAGAGAATAAAGCATCGACGTATTGAGCTTGGTCTATCTGTTGATGAGCTTTCAGAACTTCTTGGAAAAAACCGTGCAACTATTTATAGATATGAAAGCAACGAAATTGAAAAACTTCCTACACCTGTTTTAGAACCTCTTTCTAAAGCACTACAATGTTCGCCAGCTTATCTTATGGGTTGGTCTGAATCAAAGAAAGACACCTCCTGTGAAATTCTTAAAGATAATAATATACGTAAGATACCTCTTTTTGAGAGTATTTCCGCTGGCTTCGGTGCGTATGCCGACAGTAAAGTGATAGGTTATGAAGCTGTATATATTGAAAGTGATTATGATGCAGCCGAGACAATTGCTATAAAGGTCAAGGGAGACTCAATGTATCCTAAAATAGAAGACGGCGATATAATCATTGTCCGCAAGGAACTTGATTACAAAAATGGTGATATCGTCGCCGTCCTTATTGGCGACGAGGGTTTTGTAAAGCGAATAAACGTTTCTGACGATATGCTTATTTTAGAATCTATCAATCCCGAATATCAAAATAAAGTATTCAAGGGGAAAGATATGAACTGTGTTAAAGTCGTCGGAACTGTTAAAAAAATAATAAAATCTGTATGAGGAAATATACCATGAAAAAAGCTATGTCTATAATTTTTGCAACTGCGCTTTCGCTTACTTTGATTTCCTGCTCCGAAAAAGCAGGGAATTCTAAAAATGATAAAGACTATACTACTCTCAACTCAACATGGGAATGCGATTACTTGAAAATTGGGACTAATTCAAATTGGAGCGAGTACGATTCCTTATCCGATTATTCCAATTATGCATCTTGGTCTTGGAAGGATTCATCGGATGAGGGGCATTCTTGCAACCTCAATTTATCTCACAGTTCGCTTTATAAAAAACTTTCTCAATCCGATGCTATTAAATATTGGGAATGGTCGCAAAATGATTTTTTAACCTCAGAGGAATTTAAGGGCGATCAGACCATCACCGAAAAATATAAGGACTATTTTGTTGAGGATAGCTTTGTTAAAAACGGCCAATCATACCTTATAATTTCTAAAAAAGGGCAGCCTCAAAAAAGAATTGAATTTTATGCTGAAGGACTCCACGGAGATCTATCATACAATAGCGACGATGAGCCTTTAATCATGGATATGATTAATAGTATCGTTTTTTATTAAAAGCCCCTGCTCCATGCAGGGGCTATCTATAGGGAGGGATAATCATGAAAACAGCAGCGGCGTATATCAGAGTCTCGACTGATGACCAGATCGAGTATAGCCCTGATTCTCAGCTAAAAGCCATACGCAAGTATGCTAAGGATCATGAGCTGATACTACCTGAAGAGTTTGTGTTTATCGACGAGGGCATAAGCGGCAGAAAAGCTGACAAGCGCCCGTCCTTCCAGCGCATGATCGGCACGGCGAAGCTAAAGCCAAAGCCCTTTGATGTAATTTTGCTCTGGAAGTTTAGCCGATTTGCCCGTAACCGTCAGGATAGCATTGTCTATAAATCGATGCTGCGTAAGCAGTGCGGCATTGACGTTGTATCGATCTCTGAGCAGCTCGGAGAGGATAACACATCTATCTTGATAGAGGCTCTTATCGAGGCAATGGACGAATATTACAGCCTTAATCTCGCGGAAGAGGTCAAGCGTGGGATGAACGAGAAATTTTCGCGTGGTGGCGTTGTATCGCAGCCGCCTTTTGGCTATCAGGTGCAGGGCGGCGTATTTGTGCCTGACACAGCAAATGCCCCTATTGTGCAGATGATCTACAGTGATTATCTCTCAGGTATGGGAGTAAGGCAGATCGCGGCAAAGCTCAACGACATGGGGGTGCGCTCGGCCAAGGGGAATCTCTTTGAGAATCGGACGATAGAATATATCTTGACGAATCCAACATATATCGGAAAGCTCCGTCGCAGCAAGCACGGCAGAGATAAACTTGACCGTTTTCATCAGAACACCGATAACACCCTTATTATCGACGGAAGGCATGAGGCTATAATATCACCGGATACCTTTCAGACTGTGCAGGAACGGCTTGCAGAGAGTAAGAGACTGTTTACACGCTATGCTCGTCAAGAACCTGTTGAATTTATGCTCAAAGGACTCGTGCGCTGTGATAACTGCGGCTCTACACTTACATATATAGCTGCATCGAAATCCTTACAATGCCACCAATATGCTAAGGGAGCTTGCAAGGTATCACACAGTATCACTCTTAAAAAGATCAATGCAGCAGTTATCGAGCGCCTAAAAAGTGACTTTGAGGGTCAAATTTTTGATATTGATTTTGCAAGCACCCCTGCTCCGAACAGCTCTCCCGATCTTACAGCAATCATCGAGAGGGAAAAGAAAAAGCTTGCCCGTGTACGGGAAGCTTATGAGGCAGGCGTTGACACCCTTGAAGAATATAGGGAGAATAAACAGAAGATACAAGCGAGAATTGATGAACTCGAAGCTCAGACCAATGAATCCAACCCTCAGACCGCAGAGGACATCAACAAGGCTATCAAAGGTAAGATAAGAGCAGGGCTTGAGATACTGGAAAGCGAGGATGCAAGCGAAACTTTGAAGAACATCACACTCCGCAGCTTTGTGGATCGTATCATCTACTTTAAACCGCGTGGAATCGTCGAAATATTTTATAAACTATAAATCATAACTTTTTGGAACTTAGACCGCCAAGTTTCAAAAGGTTATAATAAGCCGTGTTTTTTTCACGACTTTTATAATACATCACCCCAGACATTTTTCTCTTATTCTCTCAGGAAGGCTGATTAAATCAGCCCCTCTTGTTTTAATTTATACTCGATTAATTCGATTGCCCACTTGTGGGTGCAGCCTTTCTGCTCCCAACTTGCAATTGTCGAAATCGCTATATGGAAATAGTTAGCGAATTCTTTTTGCGTCATGCCGCTTGCAGCGCGAAGTTCCTTGATATTTGCTTTGGTCTGTGACGGCTCTACTCTTGTTTTTTCTCTTCGTTTTTTGTTTATTTCATCCTTGTTTTTAGCGTAATGCGCTCTTCGCTTTTTACTTCTTAGCTTTTTATCTTTCGCTACTATTTTATGGTAGTATTCTGTCCCCTGCTCGTTATCGACTTTTTTATGCATTGCGGGTTGGCACTTAGGGCAGTATTTTTGCAGTCCGCTTGCTACCTTATATTCTTCACCGCAGTTTTCGCAGATATCAATACTTCCTATAGGTCTTTTTGCCGGCCCTTGTTTATACTTTCGTGCCCGCTCCTTTTCTCGCTCGTGGCGGCAGTCAGGGCAGTACCACGCTCGGGGACCGCCCTTAAAGTTTGTGCCGCAAGTACGGCATATCCTATCATATATTGCCATTCTCAGCCTCCGGAATCTCGGTAACGAGAATATAACCAATGAGGATAGGCAGGTACTCAGGCGGTTTGCGCTGATTATCGCCTGAATCGCTACACCAGTTTTGCACGCTCCTGTAAGGCAATCCGAATTTCCGTGCGAAGCTCGTCATGCTCAACCCTGACAGGCTCACGAGACGCTTTGTGTCGCCGTCAGCTGCTGCGCTGATAATTGCTATTGCCTTTGCCAGTCCGTCACCGTCCCACCTGATCTCAGGTGGGAAACCTATCTGACCGAGAAGCTGCTCAGAGGAGCAGCCGAGCTCAATGTAGTCTCCTATCAACGCCTTGTAGTACTCGTAATTTATCATAATAATCTCCTTTTCTGCCGGATTTGACCGTCCGGCTCGGTTTTTATTTAGTCTCTAAATTCCCAGTTGTTGTAGTCGTACTCGCCGTCGATGATCTCTGCCGCTCTCCATGCGTATTCTTCGTATTTTGTTCTGATCTCGTCACAGTCAATTTCACCGTAATCTACGTCATTTTCAACAAACCAATCAATTACAAGCTCAATGGCTTCCTGAGCTGTGTCGGCTTCGATGTTATCTGTCTCATCAAGAACCGCCCATATTCCCTGTCCCTGATAAAAACCTGTTTCGTTAAATTCAACTCTAAACTTTTTCATAATATTTACCTCCGTTATTCTTTCGGTTTTGGTTTTGGACTTCCTGTCCCTTCTGTAATTATATTATACACCCATTGAGTGCGTTTGTCAAGAGGTTTTTAGCGCAAATATACTCGCTGAGTGCATTTTGTATACTTGCACAAATAGCGCTGTACTTTCACATTATTTTGCACAAAAAATAAACGCTCCCCCGAAGGAGAGCGTTGAGAGAATTATTTTTTTATAAGTTTTACATCGTAAGTGTTACTGTCTGAAAGTGTGAGAGTGCCTGTCAGCTCTGTGTGGTCGGGGTCGGGCTGCTTCTCAGGAGCTGCCTTCGGCTGCTCTGTTTTCACAGTTTCGGACTTAGGATAGCCATTAAGTCCTTTCACTTTAATGGCGGTCGGATAGTCTACATAGCAGTAATCAAGATCACAGTTGCTATTGATACCTGCAACCCTGCCTTTGCCGACTATGTCCTTATCTGGGTCGCCTGCCACGGAGTGCTGCCACATACCATATGGATCTGCGTATGATGTAGCACTCGTATAGTGTGCAAGCCATACAGCATAGCGTGATCGTGTCGCTTTATCGATGTATGATTCTAAGAAATATTTATAGGAGTAGATACCTACCCAATATCCTGCTGCTTCAATGGCTTCGCAAAACGCTTTTACTATCGCTGTAACCATGCCCATACCGAGACACTGCCTTTTTTCCTCGATGTCGAAGAAAAGAGGATATTCAAATTTTTTTCCTTTGATTACTTCAAGGCAAGCAGCAGCTTCAAGTTTAGCTTCTTCGGGCGTAGTAGCGTAGCTGTACCAGTACAGACCTTTATCGATTCCAAGACGCTCACATTCTGTGAAATTACGCTCAAACTGAGGATCTTTTTGTGTCGCAAGTCTGCCGTAACCTGCCTGAATAATTGCAAAGTCAATTTTTTCTGTATTTTTAACCTCATTCCAATCAATTACCCCCTGATGCAATGATACATCTATACCGCATTTTTCCATATTATTACTCCTTTTCCTGACTGACTCTTTTTATGTCAGATACTGTTTTTGATCCAAAGTATATCATCAGTATATACTTGTAGTTTTCGGCGAGTTCGTCTGGGATTTTTTTACCTAATATCGCCATCATCAAGATAGTAAACGTGTACGACAAAGTTATGATAGATTTCACGTCAATCAACTTGGCCATTCTATCTTTAAAAATTGATTTTCTCATGGCTATTTCTTCTTCCGCCAGAATTTTTTAATTATTTTTTTGACTGTCTGACTCGCAGTAACCTTTATCGTCTTTATTGGACTCACCATAAATTTCCACCTCACTTTTGTCACTATCTATGATAGCAGTATTTATGCCTTCGCCTTGATGTATCTGATACTCAGTCTCTTCGACGTATTCAAAAGATTCTACGAATTTCTGCGTTTTCGCCACGCAGAAAGCCGTTACCACGACACAGATAAATGCGATTGCGGCAAGGATATACGATAATGCGAATATTCTGTTTTTGGTTTTTTCAAAATCTTTCTTTGAAATCAGGTAGATTTTTCGCCATTCTTCGGAGCATATCTCGCATTTGTAATTCATATTTTAGCTCCTTTCAGCGGAAGGCGGCTTCCCATAGTGTTTCTACAGCTCTTGGCATCACAGCTCCAGCGATAAGCGAAGCGATGGCCAATATTATGTTCATCTTTGTGTTCATTTTGGCATCGGAAATGTTACATTTTTCGACTTTCTCATCGAGCTGTTCATGCCTTTTATCACAATCTTTTGGTCGGACATACCTTTCGTCAAGTTCGGCAAATAGCTCTTCTTTTGTCATGTCTGCTAATTTCATGGTGTTTCTCCTTAAATCCAAGCTGACCATGCGCCACTTGTGTAGTGTCTGGTATATCGGTCGCCGCCTGTAGTTTCTATGATCTGCATAGCATCTGTAGCGCTGACAGCATATGCTCTCAGCACACCGATCACCGCCGTTCCGAGCACATCAACATCAAATGCTCCTGACTTCGTACCACTGAGAAACTCGGCAATGGCTACACTGTCTATCAGCTCGTCCGAGACTTGCGGCGTGATGCAGTTGACTGCTTCTTCCTGATTTTTCAGTATTGTATCGATACTTGAAAAATTACTGTTATATGGCATCTGATCTGTATAGTCGTTATCATCAGGCAGGCTGAATTCATAGTTGGTTGTTTTACTTCCCATTTTTTATTTCCTCCCATTTAAATTTTTTGAGTTGACCCCATGTATAGCGCTTGCAGCCGCCCCAAGTGGACATCTGCTTTAACTGTAGATTATCGATTTCCCTTTGCATATTTGCTTCAATCTTGCCTTGTACGCTGTTCGGGCTGCTAATTGTCTGCGATAGTACTGTCTGCCTTATCAACGAGTTTCGAGTGTTCCCGAGCGTGATCTGTATAGCCTCACCCGTAAGCTCATCGCGCTTGATTGCAACTATGCGCATCTCAACGTCTATTCCGAGATGCTCGACATATACTGTTCCGACGTAGCCAACGTCATAGTTCTGCAAGTTCACGAAGTCTTTGTATTTAGGGTCGTTTTTCAGTGCTGCTACTCCCACGACTATCGATATCTTCGGGGTGCTGACCTCGCCCCAGAGCACCATAACGTCCTTGTCAAGACGTTCGACGGCAGAATCAGGATCGCCAAGCTCAGAATATGTAAAGTGTACTCTTTTTGTTTTATGATGATGTACGATCCAGTCTCCGCTTGTGTCGTACCATACGGCGACCATACTGCCAAAATTATCTACACCGATGAGGTTTGTGATCCACTCTGAAAAGTCGATTTTAAAGCTAATCTTTGTTAAATCCGTACCGTATCTTATAGCAAATGCGTGCCCTTCGGGAGCACCTTCCATTTGCTTATTGATTGATACATGGAAGTTATCACGGTAGACCTCTCCGCCGAAGGAAGCGAGAGAATTGTCACTGCCAAAGAGTGCTGATATGATGCTTTGATCTTGCAGCTTATTATGTATTGGCCCGTCGAGGTCGGAAGTAACATCGAAGGTGTATTCACCGATGATATGTTGTTGATTTGGAAAATCATTGATCCTTGCAGCCATGAGCTGTAGGACGTAATCCGTACCGTTCGAGGCGTTAATCTCAGCCTCGTTAACCCAGTAATCCGCCATGTCGTAACTGATATGCTTTGCTCGCGCGGCTATATACTCTTGCTTGGCATCAAGATACATCTCTGTTTCAACGATCCTAAATAGCTGACTGTTGACTTTAAGGACATTTTGACCTACTATGTAAGTCCACTTGCCATATTTATCTATGGGGTGTTTAAGCGTAAGCTCCCAGCGCCCTTTATCTTCCTTGTCAGATACGACTTCGTAAGGCATGAGGATAGCAAGTCCGTTGTGCTGGAATCCAAGCTGAGGCTCGGCTATATCGTATACGCTTACTACTCCAGATCTACTTTCGATTTTTACATCAAGTGGAGTGTATTGCGCATACATCAGCGGCGAACCTATGCTGCAAGTGATGGTATTGCGGCCGTAGTATGTAGGTATCACGGTTGACGACATTTCCGACGTTACTGTGCGCCCCGGATATATATAGTCCGCGCATAGATCAACGCTTATTGTCGTAGTATCACCCGATGATGATTGTATTGTTATCGGCAGCTCTACTCTGTACGGCTCCCAGCAGGTCACACCCGAAAGCGTTTCGCCTCCCGAAATATCCACGGTAAACGGCTCTGCAACAACATCACTGTCTACTATCATAAACCTAGTGTAATTAAGCTTGTTATAAAACCATCCGTCTGGTTTATTTATCGCTTTGAAATAAAGCCCTACTTTTGTTGGAGCTGAAATAGTAAATTCATATTCCTCATGGTGGAACGGTGACGAAGTGTCTTGGAATATCATTCGGCGTGGGATTATCGGAGTATTGTCCTCAGCTATCAGTGCCATATACGGAGTCTGGTCACGAGACATATCAACGTTCCGCATATAAGTATAGCCCCAGCTATTGCCGTAGCCCTCGGCAATTACCTTATAATGTCCGGGCTGCAAATCAGCATAGTATGAGCAAAAATCATAGGTCGCAGGTCGGGAATCAAGATATGTAGCTATCGTACTTGATTCCCAGTATCTCCGTGAACTGTCCATCGTTGTCCACTGCTCGATATTTCTATTGGGAGTTTGATTGCCGGGGATACTTTTCAGCGGCGCTGACCACGCAGTATTTACGTGACCAACTTCCTTGCTTGTGATGTACTGTATCTTGACATTCTCAATGCCTCCGATACGTTCAAACGTATAATCGGTATTCGGCGTAATATCGACTTTTTTGGTATAACACCATTTACCGAGCGCAGGCAAGTCACCTGACGCATAGACTACAATTCGACCTGTTCCGTCGTCGCCGCATTGCACTGTTAATGGATAACCACCGTCTTCGTCTATCCAGAGGCTTCCTATATGTCCGCTGAAAATTTCTAATTCGGTTTCTGTTGTTCCGTCGCTGATTACAAATCTGCCTATGTCGGCAGGAGAAATATTCGCATCGTTTGCGTTAAATCTAAAGCTAATATTTGTCGCATTTCCTGAATTAAATGAGCCTGTACGAGCCGTCGAATCCGAGTATACTGCCTTTACCTGCTTTCCGTATGTGCCGTCGGGCATAGTTCCTTCGATCTGACGAAGGTAGTTTTTGCCTACACGTACACCGATACGCTCAGTTGTTGAAGTCAGCGACCATGCGCTCAGATCATCTCCCGAAGATACGAATGCTAACGGGAGAATTCCGCTTATTTCGCTCATTATAGCCACCTCTCCCGATATCTCATCACAACAGACTGCGCAGCCGTTGTGAGAAAATAATTTTCTCCGACGTTTAGCCGTGGGAATGGTCCCTGTGTGTTTTGCGTGCAGGCGGTCTTGTCACCGTCGCCGATTTGATAATATGCAAGCTGCGCGTCGCAGTCGAGGACTATCTTAGCATTCGCTGGATATCCGGCAGCGACGATTGCTGTCGGCGTAGTGACAAAAATCACCTTGCCGTTGCAGTTGATATCTGTCCTTGCAGCAGACGGCACAATAGTGATCTCGGGATCAACGTACTGCGTACCGTTATTATCAACTCTTGCAGGGATAGAGATAGCAGTTGTTATATTCGCTGTTGATTGTTCTGTGCTTTCCGCGAAGGGTTCGCACACGAAGGTGATCGGTAGCTCTGCGACGAGTAATGCCTTAGCCTCGGGGACTGGTAGGCGTACATCTGAGATGCTGATTCGCTCTTGTGGAGACGTTGATATCACAAGTGTGCCGCTGCCGCGTAAAGCAGCATAGATATTGCGTACTTTCTGCGGTGATGCATCTGCTATGACTGCGCTGACTGTCAGCTCAGAATTACTGTACCACGGCTGTGTATACGGGCTTTGTCTTGCCCTCCCCGGTATTGCTGTATATGTTGTTTCCTGCTGCCATGTTGGACGGATCATAGGCTTTGTGATTATGAGTCCGAGAGCGTCGCTATTAATTTCGTTAAAAACAAAGCTGCTCATCTGCCTTTCCCCTCCTCAATACTGCGTTCTTCTGCGCCGAGTCTCTCAGCAAGTCGCTGGACATCGTAGTCACTGTTTACTTCGGCGGTAACGTAGTTGTAGTAGTTGTTGATGATTGTGTCGCCGCCTGCTCCGACAGGAGTATTTGTTGCTGTTCTGGATAATGGCGTTATTTTTATACCGCCATTCATTACCTGAAGCAGCTCCGGCCCTGCTTCGGCTATGATGCCCTGCTGTCCTATGCCTATGGTGCCGCCGGTTGCATGATGAGCATACCAGCCCTGATCCATTGCAAGCCCTGCGTCAAACGGAGAATTGACGGAGTGCTTATTGATTGGATCCGACTTCCAGTACAAGTCTTCAAGATATTCTTGATACCTGCTTTTGAAATTGTATCCGAATACGTCGCCGAGCTCATATCCTTTATCTGACGCCCACTGGAGGAGTGCTTGAACATCGAAGCCGCTGTCGAGCTGCGACTGATACGTTTTCGTAAACTCGTCAGTGAACAGACCACCGATGTCTTCACCGCTTGCGATGCCCCAGAGAAGTAGCTGTGATATGTTGTAGCCTTTGTCAAGCTGATCCTGAACTATCTTCGTGTAGTCTTCTTGGAATACGTCTCCGACGTCAAGGCCTGCTTCCTTCGCCCATTTGGCGAGCTCCGCTATATCAAATCCATCATCGAGCATTTTCTGAACGTTCTCTCGGAAATCCTCGTCGAAGGCTTCGTTCGCGTCAAGTCCTGCCAGCCTTGCAGCGTTCACGACTTCGCCCATTTCCTGCATGATGGCATTGACTTCCTTCTGCCGCCAGTTCTTGGAGTAGAGCTTTATATCCGAGTATATCTTTTCAAAGCTTGCCTTGTATGCTTCTTTCCTTTCGTCAAGGCTGCTCTTGGTATCTTCGAGAATTTCTTTGTTCGCGTTTTTATTAGCATAGAGGATATTTTCGACATCGTCATAACGCTCTTCTGCAAAAGCTCTCTCGGCATCGTCAAGTTGATGCATATAGTTAAGAGTTGCATCATAGTTCGCTTTTGACAGCTGCATCATGTTGGCCGCATTCGCTGTCTCCTGCTTTGCGCTTATATACTCATTGGCCGCGGATATGCCTTCGGCAGATGGCATATTCTTATAACTATTATTATACTTTTTATATTCTTCAGGTGATAGATTTTTCGACCATTCAGCGCCCGAAACAATGGCTTCATATTTTTTTCTTGCCTCCTCTTCGGCTGTTCGGGCTTGATTGTACTGCGAGTTGTATTGTTCATACGCTTGCTGGGCGGATGCATTTTGCTGCACCATCTCAGAATTTAAATTCATAAATTGGTCGAGTAGTGATTCTGCCTTTTTCTTAGCGATTACGTTATCGATCTCGGAAGCGAGCCTGTGATATCCATCGATCTGATTATCAGTCATCGAGTACTCAGTTCCGAGAGCACTGTTGAGTTCACCGAGAATGAACTCAGCTCGCTTCTTGTCAGCGTCCTTGACTTTGCCAGAAGCATCCGCAAGATTGTCGAGTTCCTTCCAGAGCTCTTCGGTGCGCTCTGATTCGTTTTCTATATCACTCGCCCGAGTGTTATAGTCGTCTTTAAGTTTATTGATTTCTTCTCTCGCGGAGTTAATTGCGTCGTACTCTGCTTTATATTTTTCTGTTACTCTTGCTTCAATGTCTTCTTCTTTTTCTTGTGCCATATATAACGCGCCGAGAGCAACAGTAAGACCAATTATACCAGCCGTAACAGCAACGGCAGGATTGGCAAGCATTGTTGTGTTCAGCAGCTTTGTTGCACCTTCTGCCGTTTTTGTCGCCGCTGCCAGACCTTTGACAGCTTCCGCCCCCTTAATGGCGGTACTTGCTATCTTCCACGAAGCATATGCTGTACCTACGCCCTTTATAAGTGGTAACATCTCCTCACCGAACTTAATGATCTTCGGGAGGTCGTCAACGCCCTTACTTACAAACTTTTCTACCTTCGGGAGTACAGCTTCTCCGAGCTGCGCGAGCTCAAGCTTGAGGTTGTTCAGCGCTACCTTGGCTTTGTCGGGAGCGTCCTGAGTAGCCTCGAAGGTGTCGGAAACTACGTCGCGCATATCATCATAGCCTGCAACAAGATCATCCAGGCTGAAGCGCTGCTCTTTGATAGCCTGCGTCATGGCTGCCGCGCCCTTCTTGCCGAAGAGATCAGTTGCTATCTGTAGCGCTTCTGTCTCGTCCTTGGCTCCCTTGATACGCTCAATGGTTTCGCCGAGGGCTTCTGTCATCGTCTTTCCGTCGGCTGTTGCTTCCTGCTGTGCTTTCTGCAAGCCCTTGATTGCCGTCGATGTGTCGATGCCGTTAGCCTCGAACTGTCCGAGGAGCTCCGCGCTCTGTCTGATGTCAAGGCCTAATTCCTTGAATGTTGCGGAGTTGCTTAGCAGTTCAGATTCGAGACTGTTGATATCCTTACCGGTGCGCTGTCCTACGTCGGTAAACACGTCGAGCACCTTGCTTGCGTTAGCGGTATCCTCTTGAAACGCCTTCATGATGCCTGCAACATTGCGGACACTGCCTGCTACCTGCGTGTCGTTTACCTCAGCATACTTCAGGAAATACGCCGTCAGGCTTTCAAGCTCTTTGCCAGCAAGCGCATATCGTGTGTTGATTTCACCTACGGCGGCACCGGTATCTGACATCTCGACAGGAAGGGCACCGAAAACGCTATCAGCAACGCTTTGAAACTCTTCAAGGCTCTGCCCTGTGGCTCCTGTCTTTTTAATGATAGTGTCGTAGCCTTCATCTATTTCTTCCCATGCCTCCTTCGCGGAAGACATGAGCTTCTCAAAGCCGTCTGCTGCGAGCTGTGCGACTGCTCCTTTCAGCACCGTGAAGCCCTCGGCAGAGCCTTCGGCAGTATCTCCCATTTTATCAATATTGCCCGAAGTCTTGCCTGCTTCTCCACCAAGTTCCTCGATGTGTTTTCCTGCATCCTCTGCCTCAGTGCCGAGCTTCTCAGTCTCAGCTCTTGCTTTTTCGAGTTCTCGCTCAAATGCACGGTACTGTTCTTCGCCGATATCTCCCTTTTCAAACTGCCTTGTTACCTGCTCCTGAGCATCTTCAAGGAGCTTCAGCTTATCCTTAGAGCTGTCGAGTGCCTTGTTGAGCAGCTCCTGTTTCTGCTGCCAGAGTACGGCGGAGTCAGGTGCCTCCTTGAGGGCTCGATTAACCTCGGACATCTCGGCTTTCGCCTTTCGTCCGCCGCTCTCTACATTCGCGAGGGCTTTTTCAAGCTTGACCGTGTCACCCTCATACTGTATTGTGATACCTTTGATTTTCTTACTTGCCATTCTTTCGCCTCCTTACTATGGCAGGACTGCTGCCGAGCTTATCACGGTCGGGCTCAGTCGCTGATATAGCCTTGGCGTGCTCCAGCTGGTCGATGCCTTCCGCAGTGCGGCTGTAGTTCCATATGATTGCATCACGGAACAGCTTCCAGAAGTCAGTGATAGGTAGCTCCCAGACCTCCTGAAAGCTCATGCGTGCATACTCAGCTACTGCCTTAATGTGCGTCGTGGTGCAGTTATACGGATTTACGATCTGTGCAGTAGACTGCACAGGCGGTGCTTTATATGCAGATGTTTCCTTGATCTGAGCGAGCCATGCTCCGAGTCTAACTACGAGGGAGAGTATATCCGTTGCGGAGAGCTTGTCCCGCACCGATACTCCTTCGATATTACGGGTAAGGTAGCTTTCAGCTCCTTTAATCTGCTCATAGCCGTTGACTGGGCTGAAAATTCCGTCGCATTCTCTGACAGTCGGTATTCCTATCGTCAGGAGCTGTCCCCCCATTTTAAACTGAAATGCCTGCATTTTTACCTCCGTTTATGAAAAAAGGCGAGCCGAAGCTCGCCTCATACTATGACTCAGCTTCGGCCTGAGTCTCATTATCTTCTTTCTGCACCTCTCTGATGAGGGGCACTCCACGGCAATTTCTATCGGTGGAGAGTTCTTCGAGTCGCTCCGCCGTGGGCTTGAGCCCTCTGCGCGGATAAGCGTCACCGGGAAAATACTTGCGACGATTATCCTGCTTATCCTCGAAGTACTCAAGTACCTCGTACCTCATATCATGCTCCTGCGTCTACGTTATCTTCGTCGATAACGAGCAGATGGCCGTCACTAAACGGCTCTGCCTGTATTCTCGGAGTGATCGTTGTAGGCTGTCCGGGACGATATGATGCTGCGAAGCCGTTGATGTTCTTACCGATCATCGTGTAGCGGACATCGCCCTTTACCTTGTCCTTGTGTACTGCGCGGAAAAGATATATCTTTCCGTTGTCATTTGCGACACCGCCGATCAGAGTACGGCGCTTAGCTGTAGAGCCTGTGCCTGAGACTGTTGCAGATGCTGTGGAAATCAGCTTGGAAATCGTGTCACCGTTCCATGTGATCATTCCGTAGCTCATGTATCCATTGTCGTCGGTCATCTCATTGCGTGATGCCTTACCGTCGTCGCTCTTGACGCTGTAGTAGTTAGTCTGATACTCGAACTCTGCGCCGTCCTTAGTACGTCCGATAAGATTAGCGTCTACCTCGATGGTAGCATTGTCAGGAATATCCGAAATTGCTGTGCCGGTCCACTCTGTGACATATACGTCCACGGAGCCGAGTGCAATACGATCTTTCTCCGGCTTATTTGATGTGTTATCAGCCATTGTCATTATCCTCCTCTATGTACTGTATTGTGCGGAACGAGAATACTGTAAGCAGCATTTCCTCGTCCTCGAGTACTGTGTCGCCTTCCTTGTCGATCTCTACCTCGCGGAAGAGATTTTCCAGACGGCGCTCCAGCTGAGGCTTCTTGTCCTCTGTGTAAAGCTCTATCGTGATTTCAACATCACGATAAAGGTTGAAATTGTCAGCACCTGTTATTTCGGTGTCGGATTCATAATAAACGATATACGGCAGTTTCTGGGCTTTTTTAAATCGCAGATATGCTACCGGTAAGCCAAGCGACAAGAGTCTGTCGCGGATCTCTTTCAGTTCCATTACAGTCCCTCCATCAGCTTGTCAAGTTCTTTTTCGGCGTGCTCATTGACTATCGAGATATGCGGTATAGGGTCGGCATTCCCGACCACTCTTTTAGTACCATTTCTGACGACGTGACCGTTCTCGAGCAGATGCGTGAGACCGCCTTTCGCATTATAGATTGTCACTCTTGTGACACCGCGCTCTTTCTCGATGATACATTTCCACTTCTTGCGGTAGTCGCCTTTTTTCAGCTTCTTGCTGCTCCCCTTATAGACAGGAGAGAGACGCTTGAGCTCCTCGACCGCATTATTAGCGATATCGACGAGCCCGTTTTCCATCTCTTCCACGACTTCCTCGGTCATGGTTCTCGTCGCCTCAGCAAGAGCCTCAACGAACTCGTCGGGAGTAATGATCTCATTCATGATCTTCCTCCCTCTGAGCCTTGATGATAAGCAAAGAGTCAGCTTCGGCGAGATTGTCGATACTTACTATGTTGTAGTAGTGTCCTCTGTACTTGATGCGGTAGCTGTCTGTTGTCATGTCTTCGAGCTTGCTGCAATAGCGGATTTTGAAGTTTTTGACTGCCTTATCACGGGGCTCCTTGGCAGTATAGCTCTCCTTGTCGGAGTCGCCCGTCACTGCGGCCCAGCATGAGTGATAGTCAGTCCAGCCGGGAAGCTGATTTCCAATTGTGTCAAACTGCTCCTCTGAGCTTGCCTGTTGTATCGTGATGCGCTTATTCAGGCGCCCTACATCTGTTTCAAACATCATCGTCGGTCATCTCCTGCTCCGCTTGCAGCTGCGCTATGATAGATCTTATTGTGTATTGCGCTTTAGCACCTGCTTTCTCCACGGAGTAGCTGCGCTTTTCGTAGAGCTCTGTGATAATTACGAGGGCGAGGAGCCTTACCCTCGCGTCCTCGTAATTGCAAGAGCCGACTGCTGCGTTGATGTATTTAGTAGCGACGTCTGCCATCAGCTGAATGATAGTGTCATCGTCGTCAAAGTCAACCTTTAAAAATTGCTTGATAAGTGTTAGCTCCATGAGGTTCTCCTTTCCGACGAGTTAGAGCTTAATCGCCCGGTTGCTCAGGATCTGCTTCCTGTGCAGCAAGTATCTCGGCGATGATGTCAGCCTTCTTAGTTGCTGTAAGTGTGATTTCAAGTTCTTCAGCGAGAGCTCTGAGCTGATCTACTGTCAGAGCTTCGAGCTCTTCCTGCGACAGCTCACCGTCGCTGTTTGTATCAGCGGCGGCAAGTGCTGTTTCAGTATCCTCAGTAGACTCAGAACTCTCGCTTATCATTCCCCCAGTGCGAGCTTGCCGAAGCAGTAGCACTTGTCGGAGGCGTCCGCCTGAACTACATCTACCCACTCAATGAGGCGGCAGATTGTTGTGTTGCTCATGAAGCCTGCTTCCTTTGAGGATGCGAATGAGATATTGTCGAGGTCGACGAACTGTACACCGTCCTCGATATTACCGTAGTAAATGGGTGCAACATTGTTAGTTGAGTCGCTCGGAAGCATAGCATTTGAGTATACTTCTACAGGATATCCTATAAACAGTCTGCGTGTAGGCTGTGTAGGATCAGGCTGAAGTACAGGTCTACCGTTAAGGTCAAGTGCCTGATCAAGCACATTAAAGCCGTCCTGATTTGTTACGATCTTTGTATTATAGAGTGAACCAGGATCGAGGTCGACATTGATAGAAGCCTTAAGTGCTGCCCAGTCGCTGAGATTCTTTGCGGTCTTGTTTGCTTCAAGCTTTGCCTTTGCCATAGTATTTTCTGTGATAACTGCTTTTTTTGCGAATCTTCTCACGATGTAGGCGATAAGGTCGTTATCAGTAAGTGAGAGAAGTGTGTTGGAAATCTTAATGAAAGCACCTTTTTCTTTGAGCGACCAGCTCACAGGACTGAATACAGGATCAGTCGCATATGTGCCGTCAGTACCGTCTGTAAAGTCGATAAGGCCTTCTGTTTCATCATTGTCTGAAGGATAGCTACCTGTGAGAGCAGTTGTCTTCAGATAGCCACATACCTCTCTGAGGCTTCTGAACTGGCGGAGCTTCTCCTTAATCTTGGTACGGATATCCTGAGGAAGGATATAGCCCTCACCGTGCTCGCCGTAAGGATATGTTACCGATGGAAGGAGCAGAGCATCCTCGGCTTCTGTAAGCTTTGTTCCCGAAAGCTTCTTGAGGGCGGCACGGATAAAGGAAGCGTTTTCCTTTGCCTTTGTAGTGTCCTTAGCGCCTTCGGTTGCCTGCGAAGCCTGAGGCGCCTCGATACCCGCTGAAAGCTTATCAAGAGCCTTCTGCTTCTCGATCTTGTCAGCAAGTTCCTCTGCCTGCTTCTGCATCTTGTCGGCGTTCTCAAGATCGTCCTTGTCGAGATAGTCCTGAGCTGTGTTGATGATTACTGCAAGCTTGGCCTGCATCTCTTCAATTTTTGACATAGTCATTTTCCTTCTTTCTTTATGTTTTGTTTGAGAGCTTCAGGATATCGAGCGACATCTGTAGCTTTCTCTTGTGATTGCTGATAGTCTCGCATTCCTGAGGGATAGGAGGCTCGGACTTCTGAGCGCTCTCGCTGATTTTCAGGAGAGCTTCGGGAGTGTTCATGTATCGCTTGTAGCTGTCTGATACACAGGCAGCAACAGGCTCAGTGTCGAGGAGCTCGATTGCGAAATATTCTGCCGCCTGCTCCGCGGTCAGCCACGTCTCGCGGTCAATCATGCTCTTGATTTTTTCCTCGGTCGTGCCGTTTACGGTGTGTGACTTGTAGACGTTTATGATTGACTGCTCAGCCGTATTCAGGGCCTCGATTGTTTTTTTGAGGTCATCTGCATTACCCCACGCAGAAGTCCAAGGCTTATGCAGCATAAGCTGTGCGTATTTCGGAGCTACGACCTTGTCGCAGGCAAACGGTATAATACCTGCAATGCTTGCAGCGATACCGTCGATGTGAGCGACTTTCTCGCCTGGATAGCGAGCAAGTATGCTGTAGATTGCTAAACCGCCGAAAACGTCGCCGCCGCCGCTGTTGACATACACATCAAGCTTCTTGTGTCCGCCGCCCTCGGTGGTAAGCTCGGCGAGAAAATCGGCGACGTCCTGAGGGCACTTGTCCTCCTCGAAGTACTTGCTTATCCATGTAGCTGAGCAGATATCACCGTAGAAGCGCAGCTCTGCGTTCTCATCGTCTGCACTGTCATAGATCATATAGCCGCAGTCCTTGACTGCACCTGCCTTGTCATTCTGAGTAAACTGATACTTTTTCGTTTTTCTCACCTCCTTATAGTGGCACATAGTCTACGGCTTTGGTGTTCTTCAGCTCGACGCTGAAAACATGGTCGAAGTTATATATTCCAATCCATGCACCCTTCTGCTTGACGATAACAGCCTTGCCGTCGTAAGCGTAGTCGTCCCATTCTCCTTCTTTATAGGCAATGGTCTCACCGCTCTTGAAGGTGATCTCTATTCTGTCAGCATATTCCATTTACTTGTCGCCTCCTTTATCATACTGTGAACCGAGCATATCCAGCGGAATAGCTGCGCCGTTGCCAATGATAAGCTTATCGGTGCCCGGTATGAACGGCAGGTTTTCACGCTTTCGAGCCTCTGCGATCTGTAAGAAGCCGCCCGTGATGCCCGTGCTGTATGCTTTGTAGCGAGCCTCGATGTCGGCTCTGAGGTATACGTCAGCATTCGCCTGAATGAACTTCGTCTCCTGATCCTCGGAGCTAAGAAGCTTGAACGTCGCCTCCTGCTCGTAAGCAGTGAGAACGTTCTGCATCGTGTCGCTGTAGAATGCTCTGTTCTGCTGCTCGATGTTGCTGTAGGTGCTCTTTTCCATGTCATTGAGCTGGAAGCTCTTGACACCGAAGGCGTTCGCGATGTGTCGAGTAGTGAGACCGTTGAGCTCGAAAAACTGTGAGTTCACGAGTTTTGTCTCCAGCTGCTGAACCCCAAAGTCTGTCGGTATCGGTATAACTGTACCGGCGTTCTGAGCGCCGGCGAGGTTAGCAAACTTTTTCTTGATCTGAGCTGAGCGGATTTTATCAAGATCTCCCGTGTAGGTGACGATGATAGGATCCTGCAAGCCGTGGCTGTACTTCTCATTCACGACCTGCTGTGCGTATTTCTCCTGGTTGAGAACATCGACAAGATACTTTTGAATTGAATTGCCCTTGATGCCGTCAGTCGAGAAGTACTTGTGATGCACTATCCTGTCGGACGTGTATATCACCTGCCGCGAACTCCGCGGGTCAGTGTACAGGTAGTACACCGAGTTCGGTGAGCTAAGTATGCCCGCATTATCGACTATGATCTCTACATAGTTGCTATCGAGAAGATATATCTCCTCGATCTTGCCGCGTCGGAAGCTGTATACCCAGAACACATTTCCTGTGCTCAGCCTCTGGAATTCTGACGCCCAGAAAAAGTCATGAGCAGTCATGAACCTGTTCGGGCGAAGCTTCAGTAGCTTGTTGAGGTAGTGATCAGACTCCTTAGCACCGTCGCCGTCCCTCTCGTATACCTTGAAGGGAACCTTCGCGAGGGCGTTGCATCGGATCAGCATACAAGCGTAGTACGTCGCAGCGTTAAGGTTGTTCTTTGCCAGAGCGCTTGAAAAGCCCTGTCTGTCGAAGAACTCGTTTAGCTGCTGGAGCGTCACAACGCCCGTTGGCTGTGCCTGCTCCGTGGCGGTAGTCGTTTCCTCTGCTGCCTGCTCCGTGGCGGTAGTCGTTTCCTCTGTTGCCTGCTCCGTGGCGGTCTCCACTTCGTCAGCTATCTTTTTTCTGCGCTTGAACAGCGACATTTTATCACCAGCTTTCACTTTCCAGCCACTTGTCCACGTCTACGGGAGCAGTGACAAATACATGATATAGTGCGAGTTTAAATGCGCAGAGAGTAGCATCTACCGGATCCACTCTGCGCTTCGTTGCGTCCTTGTCTACTTTTATTAATCCGTTATTTTTGCGAATAACGGCATTTCCAATCGCATAATTCAACAGCGGATTGTTGATAAATACCACATTTTGGCTGTATACTTGTTCGCGGAAGCCTGCTGTGCTCTCGTTCAGGCTCTTATGTGATTGATATACTTCGACAACATCTTGACCCTCGTCCGAAAGCTCTAACATGAGCTTGCTTGCGTTTGCCGGATCAAAACACAGAGACTGTATGACAAGCCCGTGCGAAGAGCAGAAGCCTCTCACGTACTGCATTACACGGTTCTGATCGACAATTTCCGTGTCGGTCACGGTCAGATAGCCGTTTCGCTCCCATGCGTCATAGGGCATCTTGTCAACTCTGCATCGCTCCACGAGCTTCTCCCTATTTGGAATAAAGCTGTGTGAGAACAGGATATATTTCACTGTCTCACCGTCTTTGTATGGTATGATGAAGCTTACCGAGGTAAGGTCTATTTTTGCAGACATATCAAATCCCACATATACAGGCTGACCTCTAAGGTCTATCGGCAGCTTGTCAACCTTGCAGCGATTCCACTTAGCCATGTCCATGTATCCGTTTATCTTAGCCTGAACCCAGACGTTGAGGACTTTTGTCAAAAAGGATATGAGCTTTTCGGGAATTTCTTTTGCTATGATATAGTCATCATGCATAAGCTTGCGGCCTGCTGCATACGATGCACGAACAGGGTTTGCCATCTCTACGAGCTTTTCGTAAGTCATATCGTTGAGCTCAATGTCTGAATCTGCCTCGAAGATATCTATGAGATACTCGTCGTTAACGATCTCGGGCTTGTCAGGGTCGAGCACATCACTACAGTACATATACTCTTGCTGATAGCAAGGACAGTTGAGGTCCTTACCGGCTGTGGTAATGATAAGCAGCAGCGGCTCCTTGGTATTGGAACCGAGACCGAGGTCGTAGAACTCTGTTGTCGCGTGCTGGTGGTACTCGTCCAGTATCAGGAAGGCGGGATTCGTACCGTCTCCGTTCTGTCCGTCCTGCTTACTCAGTGCGACAATAAAGGAACCTGTCTTACGATGCACAACTCTGTTTGCGGTGCAGTTGAATTTTCGTGCAAGTGGGCTCCTCTTGAGCATCAGCTTGCACTCGTCAACTATGATCTTAGACTGATCTCTCTTGGTACCTGCACAGTAGCCTTCATAGTGTTCCTCGTTCTTTGTGCTTCCGCAGGACATCTCATAGAGTGCGACACCGCCGAGCTCCTGAGACTTGGCATTTTTTCGAGCAACCTCCTTGAAGTACTTGGTAAATCTTCGGAGGCCGTCAGATTTTCTCTGCCAGCCGTAGAGTTGGCATAATGTAAACTTCTGTGGAGTGATAAGCTCTATTGGTTTTCCTGCGAGAACGCCCTTTGAATGCCTGAGATATGAGAACCACTTGACAATTGACTTGGCTTTTTCTTCATCCCACGTAAAAGGATATTCGGGATCATTGTCAAGCTTGTTGAGATCATCGAGGAAGCGCTTGCAAGCCCACTTATGCTTTTTACAGCTTATAATCTCGCCATTTATGCACTTGACTGCATAGCGCTCCAGTTCGTGCCTGATTGTCATCAGATATCACCGAATTCATCTTCTATGCCTGACTCGACCTCCGTCAGCTTTGCCGCCGCGAATTTCAATCGGCTGTCGATCGAAAGACCACACTGCTTACCGAACTCTCGCATTTCTTTTGCATACTTGCTCTGTGCGTATACGGCAGGATTTACTTGAAACGGTGCTTTAGGATTCTTTGGTGATTCAACGAATAGTCCTTTTTCCGTGATTTCCTGCTCCGCAGTCAGGTACTTGTCGTAGGCATTGCAGTAGGCGGCTAAGTTGTTGGCATCGAGATCACCAAGCATATCCATGTCTTCCATGCTCTTGATAAGTCTGCGATACTCTTTTTTCGCTCTGTCACTAAGCCACTTTGGGGCTTTGCGTATATACTTTTTCGGAGTTTTGACGAGCTCCTGCTCCGCTTCCAACTTTGCACGACGTTCTTTTGTCAAATCTCCTTTCTGCTCCGAGAGTGGTAGTCTTGCTCTTCCCATTCTCTTCACTCCTTTAAGGAAATTTTTTTATTTACAATTTTTCAAAAAGAAAAC